TTTCCATTGTTTATTGGCTGGTTACTACTGCTTTCTCCATTTGCCCCTCAGCCCGTAGCCAATCGGCATAAGTTCCGTGGGCAAGGTATTCAAACCATTCATCGGGAACTGCCGTAGTAGAACCACCAGAACCGTCACCGTAAACCGCCGTCCATTGCATCTTGTAGGTTACAAAGGCAGAGGTGCTGGCAAGGTTGCCGTCGATAATCTTCGCCCCCGTGTTATCCACCCAAAAGTCAAAATCTTGTGCGCTAGAAGCATCAAATGGTGCAGTTCTGTGAATACGGATAAACGTATCAATGGAGTTAAGGCTTGTTTCAGTCCAAGGCACATAACCGTTAGTCACCGTTCTTTCCTCACCCACAACCAAGAACCGAGGCCAGAAGTCACTTGATCTAAACGCACGTTTGGCACGACTGTTTATCATCGCCTTAATCCGTGGTAGCTCAATAGTCGCAAACTCAGTCCCGCAAAGAGACTTAATCAAAGGTAGCAAATCTGTGGTGTAGTTCTTAGTCTGCATCTTTATCTTTGATCTGTATTAAGCTGAATCTCATCGAAACTACCGTATCGTTGGTATTGGTTGTAGCCTCAAACCATAACACGGATTTTTCACCAATCACAAATGGTTGGCTTGGGCGTAACTCTAGCGTATTCTCTACCGCCGTGTCAATCGTTACCCTAAACACCTCATACTCGGCATTGCTTACCGCTGAATAGACCCAACCTTTGATTGTAACCCGTGGAGCTGAACCGCCAGCAAGCTTTGTCACGTTTAAAAGCAACCAATCAGCAAGTGCCTGGTGGTTATCATCTGTGAAAAAAATAGCTTGTTGTGTAGTTCCTTCTCCCGCTGGCATATAACCCTGCGTAGAGCCGCCCGTAGTCGCTGTAATGGTGATATTACCATCATTGGATAAACCTGAACCCGCAAGGTAAATAGCAGCACGGTTGATTCCTAGCCAAGTGGTTTCTGTAACCACGTTTGTAGTGCCGTTTAGTGTCACAACTTCAATTTGAGTTTTCCTATTGGCATCAATGCCGTAGATAACGATGCTTCTCGCACCAGTTCCAGCAGATGTATCGTTTACGGAAGATGAAACAATCGTAAGCGTAGATGCGCTGGTAAGGTAGGTAAATGCGCCACCAAAAGCACCTATGATTTCTGGTGCGGCTGAATCAACATCGGCATTATAGCCAAACTTGTTCCATGTCGTAACGCCCTGCCGTAGCCCTTGTGCTACCTCGTAATTATAATGGGTTGGGCGAACCGAAATAGAGTCGTAATCCCGCGATAAAGACTGGTCAATAGGCACGTTTAAAGCCTCTGCACCCTTTTTAAGCGAGGTCTGCAATCGGAAATAGGTTTGCGCCCCCGCACTATCGTTTGTGAATCTTACACGGTAATACTTGCGTGTTACGGTATATCGGTGGGGTGGCTCAATATCCGTGGTATTGTAATACTTAGTAAGAGTGGAATCGGCATTCGTGCCATCTGGCGAAAAATCAATGTAGAACATCCCGTTAGCATCGGTTTTAACCGAAACAATAATGGACGAGTAACTACTGCAATCTTCCCATGTTCCCGTATAGGTAGCCGAACTAGAAAGCGGCGTTGTGCTACTGTTATCAGTCGAAATTTTATCTATTGTGGCGGGTTTGTAGGACATATATTAAAAGATATACCATGCCGCCCCGCTACATACAAGGGCAACCGATTCATATTGGGTGGAAAGCGTAAGTGTTGTAGCCCCGTCGATTGTTTCAGTAGAATTACCATCTATAACCACGTTTGCGGTATTACCGATCTTTTTAACCTCTATTACCTTGCCCTCTCCAGCGGTAGCTACGGCTGGCAGAGTAATGGTAATAAGTGCCGCAGCGGTGTCGTCGTCAGCTAAAATGAACGTATTGGCAATCGTAGCCGCATAGGTGGTAGTCGTAACAGTAGCCACGTCCAGCGGAATGTCGTTAGCCGTAAGTGCCAACGCTTCTAGAATATCATCCCTATCTTGGGTGTCTATCGTCCCAACCGTGCTTAAACATAGCTGCCTATCATCAACCTCTGCCTCGGTAAGAATTTTACCGCGAGTCAGTAATTTAATGCTTTGCGCCATGAATTAGTTTACGCTACGGGCAATTTCAATCCATTTCGTGCCGTTGTAGATCAATGTGAGCGTGTCACGGGCAGAACTGGTAAATGCAGCGGAAAGATCGACGGTATCTGCTGTTGTGGCATCGGTATCTGTAATGGTCACAAGTCCATCTACGAAAAGAAGCGTCAGGATTTGCCCAGATACGCCACCCGTGATAGTCGCCACGGTGTTTGCTCCAGCATCACCAGTAACCTCTACGAAGTTGTTTGTAACGGCAAACGTATCTGCTGCTGCGGCTATGGTAACCGCTGTTTTAGTATTGGAAACTTTACCTGTGAAAATATGGTTTCCTGCGATGGTAAGCCCAGCATCAATCTTGGCTTTAATGTAAGTCCAGATGCGAGATACGGCAGATTTGCGGTTTGCCGTTGCACTAAGGTCATAAACAAGAATCGAATCAGCATCTACAAGTGCAGCTCCAATGTCGGTAGCATCAACAATAAGTGCGGCAGAAGTGCTAATTCCCAAGGCCTCTTGAATATCCGCTAAATCTTGTGCAGAAGCAGAGCCAACCGTAGAAAGGCAAAGTTGTCTGTCGTCCACTTCGGCTTCGGTAAGTTCCTTGCCCCTCGTAAGTAATTTGATGCTGTTCGCCATTGTGGTTTCTTGTTATGTTTTGTCTGGTGGTTTTACTTTATCCCGAAGAATAAATCAAGCCTTTGTAGTTTAGCGGTTAAATCTCCCGCATCATCGAAATCTTGTTGCTCGCCAATGTCGGCTCATGCTTCTGGAAGTCACGGATAAACTCAGCGTCACTCCAGCACTCATTGCCGTATTTTTGAATCATTTGTAGGTATTCCCGTTGTGGAATCTCGGCTAGGTGGGTCACTCTCGCACCCTTACGTCTGCCAATATCACGGTATTCCTTAGCAACTTGCGCTGCTTCTTTTTCACGCTTTTTCTGCGTAATTTCGCTTTTTAGTTGCTCGCCCGTGATGATCTCACGGATGAAAGCGTGTGTCATTGCTTCCTCACTAGGTTGAAGTATCATTGGTTTGTAAAAGGATAATAGGCGACAGGGATTTTTAAGCCCCTGCCACCTATCGGGTTAGGTTAATTAGGCGAATTTGCCTGGGTTGTAAACCGTGACAGCCACAACCACTTTACCAGCGGTGAGGTCGCCAACCGTTCCGTTCCATTCAGCAAGAATGTCGGTAGCGGTATTGGTTTTGCCAACAAGCGCAATACCTTCGGCGTTAGCGGCTTCAAAAGCATCACCAGTGTTATACACAGGTGCGCTCATGCCGTCCACGTCAAGGGCGTTGATGAACTCGTCAGGGTCGTTAGCGGTAGTGCCAACATCAAGAGTGATGTCAGATGCGCCAGCGAGGGCAACTTTTTCGTAAACATAAACCGACTTAACCGCGCCGCCAGCAGGGATTTCCCCGATAACAACTTGGTTGGAGACAGTTGCGTTTGCTGCAATGTGGGCATAATCAGCCACATACAGGAAGGTTTCTTCAAGTGATTCGTTATTTACCAGTTTGTAAGATGTGCTCATAATTTTACTTTATTTATTTGTTTCAAGGGTTTGCCCTCCCGCCATTACAGCGGGAAGGCTAGTTTAATTAGTAAGCAATTTTACCGTGGGCTTGTGGCGATTTGCACACAAGGGTAGTTGCACACTTGACGAATCCACGCTCACCTGCACCTTGGTTTTCGAGCATAACCGACTCCAGAGGAAGAAGGCTTGCCATACCGAGGTATTTAGGGTCAAGGATGTAACCAACATTGGTAGAACCAGTAGGCATACAAGCAGGGTTGCCGTTCACCACGCGAATCGTTCCGAAGTCAGTTTCAAAGAGAGAAACGCTAAGGGTGATTTTGCGGGCAGAAGCATCCTCATTGATGTGGTATGCGGTGCTGTTGGAAGTTCCTTCTGCACGGGTGAAGTTAGCGATAACTTTACGGAGTGCAACGTTAGCAACCAAAGTAAGGTTACCCATTTCGCCAGTCTCGGAGAAGATACTGCCGAGAGCGTTGTTAAGGGTTGCCTCTGTAAGAGTTGCGGTAAGGATGGATGCAGATGGAGTGCGATATGCAGCAGGCACGTCAGATGGGGCTGCTGCTTGAATCCATGAACCAAGTCCACGAAGCTTGTATGGGTTGACACCATCTTCTGCTTGACGATCATTTGCGGAAGCTACTGCAAACTCAATATCGCGTTTGATTTCGCGGAGTGCTTTTGCTTTTGCTTGGGCAATGTCAGCAGGGCCTACGCTACCAACTGCGTTTTGCAGGTCGGAAACAAGGTAATCCTTGCGGAAGATTTGGGTGTAGTTACCAAGGCGACCACGGTTAGCAAACTTGTTGCTGAACGAGGTAACGTCCGAAGTTTCATTGATACCATCGGCAGATGGGGTATCCAGACCGTCAACAACCCACTCATGGAGAACTCCAGAGGCTTTGCTTTTAGCGCAAAGTGAGGTAATTGGGGTTTGTTCTGGCTCAAGCATGGTCAGCATCGAAGAAAGGTCTTCGCGGTTACCGACATTAGAACCAGTGGAGGAACTCGTGCTAGGCACGGTTGGTTGATAAGTAGTTGAAATAGGCATTGTTTTAGGTGTTTAGATGTTTAATTTATCTGTATTTTTGTGCAGCAACCCAATCTTCGGCAGAGCCACTTTGTTCAAACCGTTTCATAGCCTCAGCATATTTGCTGTTTTGTCCCTGTCCTTGCCGTGACGCTCCAGCTCCAACGGGGGAAGCGGGTGGTTTCACCTTCAACTTCAATCCCGCGCCTTGCGTTACTTTTTTGACAGTTCCAAATTTAGACCTAGCGGCATGAGCTAGTAGATACTCGATTTGGACTCCTAAGTGTGGTAGCTTTTCTTTCAATTCGCTTACCAATGGGTCATTCACAAGTTCCTGATATGCCTTACCAACTTCCGTTTTATCGTCATTGATTTCTGGCACTTCCTGTTTCGCCAATTCCTGCCATTGCTGATTGCTAGTTTTGTAGCTTTCAATCGTTTGGAGGTGCGCTGCTTGGGCGGGTAAGTATTTAGCTATTGCGTCCCTAGCGTTGCGGTTGGCTAACTTAATCTGTTTCTTGGTGAACTGCTGAGTTCCAACTTGGATAATATCATCCGCGCTGTAATCATCATATTCTTCAAGCAACCTATCCGTAGTCTCCAAAGTTGATTCAAAGGACTCGTATTTTTCCTTGATTTGCTCAAGGGAGGCGAGTTCTCCAAACGGGTTTTGTTCTTTCGGGATAGCTTTAACCTGTGGTTTAGCTCCAATTTCCTCTAGTTTTGCTAAAAGATTTCTGTTTTCGGCTCGTAGTTTACCTACGTCTTGTAACAGGCGGCTTTTCGCTTTCTTAGCGGCTTCTTGGAGTTGCTCAGGTGAAAGACTAAGCAGGTCGATTTCGTCAGTTGCTTCTTCTTCGGTTTCTTCCTCAATGGCTTCTTCCTCTGCGTCCTCAAACTCGCTAACCTGTTCGGCTTCGATTTCTGATTCAACTTCGGCTTCAACCCCCTCGGCTTCGACTTCTGTTTCTGCTTCTTGTGTTTGCCCTTGGGTCAACTGCATGATTAGTGCTTCTGAACTAAGGTTATCCGATACACTGGAATTATCCTCCCCAGCGGTAGAGCTTTGGTTTGCTTTCATGTTTTTTAACACCAGTTTACGCCTTGGCGGTGGCGATCTGGAGGAATCATTAGCAAAACACTAATCATTAGTCAAACACTAATGTTAAACACCCGCTTAACCACGCGCACAAAGAAAAACGCCCCGCCAGATTTTACCCAGCGAGGCGTTCACACTATGCTCCGAACACAACAGAAAATAGGCGAGGTGGCAACCGACCAAAGCTACCACCCCGCACAAACCAACAATAGAAAAGACACTAACTATTGCTGGAGAAAATCAAGCATAAGTCAATTCAGTAGTCAAGGATTACTTGATAACTGCTTTCTCAGGGCTTAGAACCATTAGCAATTCATCAGCAGTAGCAATAGAGCCGCAAAGCTTCATCACATCGTCAGACGTTGCCGCTTGCCGCATATCGCTAAAGAACCTATCGCGCTCATCACGGATAAAGTCTAAGATCGTTCTGTATTCTTCTCGCTCGCTCAAGGCTTGCACCGATTGTTCTAGGGTTGGTCGTGGAATCATTAGTGATTTAGTAAGGATTGTTTGGTCAAATGAGGATCTACCTCTTTATACAACATGTCAAACAAACGCAGGAACTCCAACTTGGTGATTGGCACATCCCCCATCGGGGTTAGTATTCTGTGTTTTTCTCTGCCTTGGATTGTAACTTTAAGTTTAAGCGGTTGGTCTTTTGGTTGGTCGTTTATGTCTTTCATTTCATCCACCCTATAAATACAGGGTAACTATGCAAGTAAATTATTTTCTTAATGGTGGGCGGATAGACATAGCCTCTTGTATCATCTGCTCCTTACTAGCTTGTTTCTTTTTCTCAGGGCTGGATTTGTAAACTTGGAAAGAAATTCTACTAGGGTAAGTTACCTCATGTAATTCAAACTTAGCATCTCCATTAGGATTATGTTTTTTGGAGTTTTGAAATAGTTTTAACGCTTTTTGTTTTTCGTATTCTATTACGGCTCTCTTTTTGTCCTCGTTTTTAAATGCGTCTCTTTGCCAAGGAACATTGTGGGTTTTGATGAGTTGTAATTTTTCCATTTTATTAAGTTTATTAAGTTTATTATTGCGCCATGCCTTGCGTGTCAATCGCACCGACTTTAGCACTTTCGGTTCCTAATCTGCCAGTGATAGCATTTTGCGCTTGCATCTGCATCATCTTGTACTGACCGAAATATTTTTCAACACGGGCAGCAAACGCTTCGTCATTTTGTAAACGCTGCATAACGTCTGGCTGTTGAGCATAAGACTCAACAAGCTGCATTGCAAAATCTGCGCCGTTTGAACGAGCTGGAACTTCAATGCCAGAATAAATCTTAGCGAGGTCGTCCGTAACGTCTTTCATCATGCGTTCCTTGGATTCCTCCACTGGTTCTAAGATGTAGTCAGCTAAGTGGCTATTTATGCCAGCCGCCATTAACTCAAGCAATTTATCAGAGTTGATACGTCCATTACGATCAAGCTGGATTAGATTTGCCATGTTCTTCATCTGCGATTCAACCGCTTCTGGGTCAGTCTCGCGGGTGTCAAACGATACCATAATGCTAAAGTTGTCGTCAGCATCGCCTTTGCTCATCACTTGTGGGTCAGGGCTACCCGTAACTTGGAAAAATACTTCATCTGGCCCCATGCGCTGAAACAGCTTAAACGCAAGCCCAAGAACGTCTTTAACGTGGTCAAGGAACTTGTTAACGTAGAACTGCTGGCGAAGTGCGGAAAGCGGGTTTTCAATATCAAGCCCCACAGCTTTGTCTGCTTGGGAAATCATTTGTTGCTCAATACGCTCGCTGCCTGGATCAAACTGCGGAATCGGGCCGTAAGCGATTTCACCTAAGCGGCGGTATGGTAAGCGTCTGCCTGGCCCCCAATCTTTAGGCGGGTGTCCTGCTGGGTGGAATAGCGGCGGTAAGGTCGCCATACTTGCACGGTCGATACGGCTATCACGCTCGGTTTTAACTGCCCACTGAGGGCCACGCAGAATATCGGAAAACGAAGTGGTTTCATACATTCGTTTTTGGTTGTCGGAAAGGCGTGTTACAACGAAAGGGTAGTCGTCATAGCCGTTCATTAGCTCATGCTTGGCGTAACCGTCAGCAGTAGGGTTGAAAACGGTGCAATAGATACCCTCGCTGCCATCTTCCTCGTCAATCAGGCGTTGGTATGCGTAAATGACCATAATGCGGTCATCGTCCTCACCTAGATCGCGTCTCTGCGCTCTTTCGCTGGCAGTCTCGTATGACACGCTATTTGCGCCTTTAAGCCCCTCAATGGCACTTCTCACCCAATCTTTATCCCACCCCTCGGCAATGACCTTTTTCTCAAGCTCCTGCGCGGTGTAGAAAGTTCTCCAAAAGGCGTATGGTGCGCGTTGTGGGTCGGTGACGTAGGACGGAAATACAACTTCGCCGTCTGGTTCGCAACTAAGGACGATAGGGCAGTCAACCGAAGTTCTCGGAATACTTACTTCCGTAGTTCCTTCCATTCGCAGTTCACGAACCGCTTTCTTAACCCGCTTAATCCCCATGTCAGGGAAGGCTTGCTTAACCATCATTTCTGCGGCGGCAACGTCCTCACCAAGTAGAACCTCCAAAAGCTCAGGAAGTTGCGCTTGTAGTTCTTCCAGTGTAACGGTTTGTTTAAACGTGCGTTTCTCGCGTTTCCAGCCCACGTAGGAAATCATAATCCCCTTTTCTAGTAGGTGGTTTGCACCAAGCTCCATCTGCTTCTTAAAGTCAGGGATATAGCTTTTACGCATCCATTTCAGGAACATCGAAACAACCGAGGCTTTGGCTAGTGAATTGTGCGAAGTTGGGAAAGCTTTAATATGGCTACGGTCAAGTGCTTGGGTGAGCAAAGAAACGTAGGTGTCAATGCGCTCCCCAATGACGTTTACCTCCATATCGGAAGCCCCATCCCAAGGGAAGGCGTTAGCCCCCTTCTTACGCATATCCTGACTTTTGCCTGGCCAGATGTTGCGCCTATCGTTATAGGCGCGTTCACAAGCCATTACGTATTCTTCTTGATCTAGCCGCGCACGGTCATACTCCGCTTGCAAAATGCCTACATCTGGCTCACTTCTTACGTAAGTTAAAGCCTCGTCGCGGTCAGATTCGTAATTCATGCGAAAAATGTATACTTGTTTTCTTCCTCGCCGTCAATCTTAACTCCCTTAACCCACTTGCCCACCAAAGACTTAGCAAAAGTCTCTTTCTGGCACTTCACATAGGCGAGAACATGATCGCGGGTAGTTCCCCGTAGCCACACCCGATTGGGGCATTGCTTAATCACGAAGATTTCCACGGGTTCTTTGCTATCAACCTTGGGTTGTTCTTCCGCTGGTGTTTCAATCACTTGTTTTGTTGGGGGTCTGCCCCTGCGTTTGGTTTCCATAATTTTAATATCCTCCTGAGCCTTGTCTGGTTATTTGTAGTGAGTTTGCTTCTACGTGGTCAATTCCATAAATAGCTGCATAGCGACCTAAGTCGATAAAATCCTTGTGCGCCTCTTTCAAGCCTTGTTCACCCGTGTATTCAGATAGCGCAGCGATAAAGTTACCACATTCTTCACT